GGGAACATATAAAGGAATAAAGGTCATAGATCCGTTTTGGATACGTCCTGCACTAACTTCTCAATCTGCTTATGACGTAAGTAGTATTAACTTCTTTGAACCTGATTTCTATATGATTGGTAACAATCAAGCTATCCATAAGTCTCATATAATTAAAATTGTTTATAAGGAAGTTCCGGATATTCTTAAACCTACTTATTACTACGGAGGATTATCACTAACTCAAATGATCTATGAACAGGTATTCTTAGCAGAGCAAACATCTAAAGAAGCTCCTAAACTTGTTCAAAACAAACGATTGCTTATCATGAGTGGATCTCTTGAAGAATCTATACGAAACACTGCACGATTTGAAGACAAATTAAAAGCTTTATTAGAAGCTCGAAATAACTACGGAGTATACCTAACGGATATTAATGAAAACGTACAACAAATTGAAACATCTCTTATGGAATTCCCAGAGTTAATATCTAATCAATATCTGTTAATTGCCGGTATAGCAGAGATTCCTTACACTAAGTTTTTAGGTACAACTCCTAAAGGATTTAACGCGACTGGAGAATATGAAATGAAATCTTATATCCAGATGCTGAAATCGATTCAGGAGAATTTTTCTCCTCTTTTGCGCAGACATATTGAATTGTTATCGATGTCTTTATATGGAGAAAAACAAGATATCTCCTTTAAATTTAACGAAATTGATATGCCTACAGAACAAGAAAACGCACAAGTCAACGCAGTTCAAACACAAACTCTAAACTCATTGCTTGAGAGCGGTATCATATCATCAGAAGAAGCCAGAAAATGGATTAAAATGGATGAAAACAGTGGTTTCTCATGGATAGATGACGAATTACCGGAAGATGCACAAATGCAGCAGGAAATGGAGATGTCTAATGCCAAACAAGAAACAGTATCTCAAGGGGAGAATTCTTCGGGAAAATCTGGGGATAAGCCGATGGTACCAGAAAAAGCTTCGTAGTATAACGCGAACCTTTACTAAAGTTTGTATTTCGCGACTAGCTAACTTATATAAACGCGACAAAAACCAAGTCTCTTTCGCTCAAGATGAAGATATTGGTGTTGCGTTCGAAATCATCGCAGACTTCAAAGATAAATATATAAAAATATATGATAAGTTCGCTGAAAAAACCGTTAGAACTTTCGTAAACAAAACTCTCTCTAATTCGGATAAAACCGTAGCGAAGTCTATTGAAAATATGAACTCAGAAGAGTTAAAAGTTAAACGTAATATTAAATCTCCGGAGATAGATTCCACTGTAGAGGCGATAGTCAGCGAGAATCTATCTCTTATCAAAAGTATTCCTGAAGAGTTCTTTAAAAAGCTTACTTTTACCATGAGTCAGGCAGTTCAAAACGGACAGACTTTAACAGAGTTTAAAAAGCAACTTATGAAGATAAAAGGTATGACCGAGCGTAGAGCTGCTTTAATTGCACGAGATCAATCTAATAAAGCCTATAACGCTATCAGTCGTAGAAAACTACAAGCTTGCGGTGTTAAACAGTTTGAATGGATTCATACCGGTATTGCTAAAACACCGCGTCTATACCATAAAAACGTACTTAATCACCAAATATTTGAGTTCGATAATCCACCCATTATAGATCCAAACACAAATGAACGTGGTTTTCCGGCTCAATTGGTTAATTGTAGGTGCATGATGAGACCTGTAGTTAATTTTGAACATAATTAGACAAACAAGAACATAGTTTTCTAATAAGGAAATTATAGTTAAAAATATAGATAAAATTTAAATTATAATTGAAATATATTTTCTTTTATGACACAATACTTGTGTCTCGATTTAGGAGTTAAGATGTCTTCTAATGTTAGTCAAAAACTCAAGAGAAAAAAAATATCAGCAACGGACTCTTTTTACCAAGGAGTTATTAAAGGGATAGGGATAGATATAGATCCCATAACTGCTGCTGGATTAGTTTTATCAGGTACTAGCTTGGGTTTAAATATATCTGATAGGATAAAAAGAAAAATAAACGAACGAAAAACTATAAAAGCTCAGCAGCAGGCAATTAATCATTTAAAAAAAGAATTAAAAAATTCTGATTTACGTTCTGATTTACAAAGTATTCCATCTAAATTGCTTACACCGTCAGATAAAAAACTATTAGCTCCAACAAAATTAGAAAAAGAACTAGGAGACTATTGGATGTTAGAGGGAGTAGATAATAAAGGTTATCTACCTTATCTTAAGAAAATACCGAAAATGGCTGCAAAGCATAAGTATCCTGAAGTTCGTAAGGCAGCTAAAGCGTTCCAAAATAAATATGGAAATGCTCAACTTCTACCAACTTACTTTAGTGGGCAGATGACTATGCTTCCTAAAGATAAAGCAGGATATATAAAAGCTCATAAAAATATTTTCGAACAAGAGTTTATGGCTAATCAGCGTGAAGCTGAAAGGAAAAACGCTAAACGAAATAAAATGAAATCTGCTAAGGACTTCGGATTATGGAAGGATGCTCCTAGAACTTCTAAAGAATGGTTAAATAGCTTTAAGGAAGCAGGGGAATCTCTTTTTAAGAACCAATATAATAATAAATTCGATAAACAGGGCAATTATTACGATACGGATATCATCAAAGAATTTGCTGAAAAAGGTCATCCTGAAAATAAAAAAATAACAGCAATGGCTAAAAAGTTTCAAAAGGAGTTTGGAAACGTTCCAATGAAGAATTGGAAGTTAGCAGACAATCCAAGACAGAAAACTTTAATGCCGGCAGATAAAAGTCTGCATTCTAAATATGAAAAATCAATCAGAAATTTTCGTGAAGCTTGGATGAGAGACAGTAAAAAAGGAGGCTGGTATTTACCATGACTAAGAAGGTAGATGACAATGGATGGTGGATTATAAAGGATAATCCTTTATCCAAGGTCGGTATCTATCCTTATCTTGGTAAGCAAATTGACGACTCGCTAGAGCCTAATAAAGTCTATCGAGTGTTCCGTCCGGCTGAAGAGTTGCTAAACAAAGAGACGGTAAAAAGCTTTAATCTAGTTCCATTAGTTAACGATCACGAGATGCTTGGTAAGGATTTCAGTCCTGCTGAGGAAAAAGGAATTGATGGAATAATTTATAACCCACGTGTAGCTCATGAGAATATGCTCATTGGTAACATAAAGATCTATTCAGAAAAAATGATGAAAGACATCAAGAATGGAAAAAAAGAGCTATCCATGGGCTATACGTGTACATACGACTTAACTCCCGGAGATTGGGATGGTCAGCATTATGATGTTGTACAGCGTAATCTTAGAGGTAATCACGTAGCTCTAGTTGATAGAGGACGTATGGGATCCGACGTGCGCGTGTACGATAAACATATATGCTGTGACTCTATGGATATCACAGGAAAAGTTAAGAAAGTTCCTGCTGAGGATTTAACAGAGGAGTCATGGCAACTGCGTAAAGATACGGGACTTAACTACGTCACTAAGCGTAATGAGAGTACTTTAAACAAGCTAATAAAACAATCCGGATTACCTTTAGCTCGCAAAACCGAAGCTACTAAATTATTTGGATATCCAAGCTATCGTAATAGATTTGATGCGAAGTTTAAAGAAGACGAGGCGTGGCTAAATGCTCAAAAGGTACGTTTTAAACAAACTCGTAAGAAAGTAGGTTTAAAAAATCTATTAAAAATGCCTAGCTATCAGAAATTTCAAGCTAAGCAACAAGACCTAGAAGATATTTTAGAACGTCGTAATGCTATAGAACACGAAGTGTATGGGGATAGAGCAGGAATGGATACGGCTTGGATTAAGGTTCCGGGAGAGGAACAAAACGAGCCGAATATCTTGGATAGGGTAGTCACGAAGTCTGCAGAAGCTGCAGCGATCATGGCGTTGTTAAGTACGGTGTTGAAAATGAAGAATGATAAGAAAAATAAATTAGCGAAAGATGGTTTAAATGAGCAAATAGCTCATTATGGACTGAAAGGAGCATATAACGCAGGCAAATTAGTTGGAGAATTTAAAAAACCTGTAACTAATTTGGCTAAAGAATTTTTGAAAGAATATCCAGACGCTCCTGCAGGATTAGCTCTCGCAGCAGGTGGATACGGTTTATATAAGCTTTTAAAAGGCGGCTATGGACTATACAAAGATCACTTCGGAAATAAGAAGCAAGCGTTAGACGCTGCTTTAAACAAAAAGCTTTATAAACTCGGTGTTGCTTACGGAAAAGATCTCGCGAAATCTTGCAATGCAAAAGCAGGTATGGACTCCGCGGATATATTAAAAACAATCGACAGCAAGAAAAAAGCTTCATTAGATAAAGCGTTAAACTCAAAGCTTTATAAGCTAGGTCATAGCTATGGCAAGCAGTTGAGAAAGATTGTCGGAAAGAAATATGCTAATGATATGGCTACTAATGTAGCTATGGATATTCTTAAGCTAAATAAGAAATCAGCTAAGAAAGCTATTGCTGAAGACGCTATGCCAGTTAGGGGTGAATATCAAATTAACTTTTATAAACCTAAAAAGGATAGCAGCTTTTTAAGTTATATAGCCCGTAAGAATCCGTTTGCATACTATTTACTGCAAACTAATATGCCAAATGAAACTCTTACTGAAGATCCATTAGGTGTACGTATAGGAAGACTTTTCTCTGGTTCTAAAACCAGAAAGGTTGATCCTCGTACAGGAAGTTTATTTAACAATGATTATGGTTCCGGAAGAGTTAGAGAGTATCCTAGCAATTATTTTACCTCTGAAATGAATCAACTCAGAAAAGATTTAAATAAGGTGAAAACATGGAAATGAGTCGAAAGAACAAAGTAGCTTTAGATGAACTTATTAATTTAGATAAACGCTCTAAAATTGCTCATAAAGCGGCTATGGATGCGTTTCCTCTCTTATTAAACGGATTATTAAAGTTACAGCAGGATAAAAGACTGGCAGTCACAGATGAAGAGGTCATTCATTCTGCGTTAACACAAGCTAAAAACTGTGGCGTTTTAGCAAGTGAGTTTTTTGGTCGCCACAAGAGAAATAGGAGGAAATAAATGGTTAGTAAGCTTAATAAAAAAGCTAGCGAAGCTGAAGATGAAATCATTAGTGAAAATCCTGAAGATATCGTTGACGAAGATATAGTCGAAGAAGGCGATGAAGATTTGGAAGAAATCACAGATGAGGACTTAATTGGCGAAGAAGACGAAGACATCGAAGAATCTTCAGATGAAGACTTAGTCGGAGAGGAAGACGAAGATATCGAAGAAGAAGACGAGGACTTAGAGGAAGAGGCTTCAGACGAATATGTTGAGAAAGAAGATGAAGACGCCTCTTGTCAGGATGCGGAAATATTAGAGGATGATCCAATCTGGCGCAGATTGAAGAGAGTATTTACAGGTTCTCGTAGCGATATGTCTGGTAATGTCGTCGAAGATGCTGCAATTCAAAGAGCGGTTATGGATGAGTTGTCTACCATGATCACCAAGAGAGTTGAAGCTCGTGATTCGTTGGTTAGAAAAGTTGTACCTCTTATAGGTAACTTTAAATATAAGCATATGACCGTCGATCAGGTAGCTAAATATGCTTGCGACAAATTGGATATCCCTGTAAGTGCTAAGAACGCAAAAGCGGCTCTTAAGGGTTATCTATCCGCTGTTAAACACAACAAAGCTACCAAGTTGTATACATTGGATTCTGCAATTCGTAACTCGTACAGCGAAGATGCAGCCATTGAAGAATATTTGAAGGGAGAAAAATAATGGCTTTACAAAGTTCAATTAGATTTAAGCAAGCTTTCGGTGTTCCTGGGAGTTTCTTTAACTCGTCACCAAGAAGGGTTGCTCCATATAATGTTTACACTGCATCTACGCAGGCAGTAAACGCTGTAGGATCTGTAGCGTTTGGTTCTACCAATGCTTCTGCTAATGACACTGTATCTATTGGCGGACAAACTTACACCTTTAAATCATCGTTGACCGCTTCTACTACGGCAAATGAGGTATTAATTGGCTCCACTGTAGCTGATTCTGTAGCTAACCTTATGGCTGCGGTAAACAAAGAAACAGGTGGAGGAACTGTATACGGTTCTGAAACTGTAAAGAATGCATGGGCAGTTGCATCTATTGGAACTACTAATTCAACACTAACACTCATCGCCATAACAGCAGGTGTACAAGGTAATAGCATTGCTTTGTCTGCATCTGTAGCAACCGCAACTGCCTTTGCAAACGGATCTGATGGCGTATACGCACCTGCATATGTTGGATATGCATTTAGCGTTGATCCTTCTAGCTCAAATAAAGCTCAAGCAGGAAACAGTAATAGCGGTACGTTTGCCGGTATTCTCGTATCACCAAAGCAATATGCCAACTACAACAACTTAGCTCCTTCTATGGAAGTAAAAGACGGCATGATTGGTGAGTTGTGTACTTTCGGTGAATTGATCGTACAGTCTGCTCACGCAGTTAAACCAGGTTACCTGGGATGCTTTAGAAACTCCGACGGTAAAATTGGTGCAGCTGTGGCAAGCAACGCTGTTCCAGATGGGTACACGTTAATTCCACACGCAACGTATCAGTATTACGACGGAGAGGCTAATGGAATGGCAGTTTTGGTATTAGGTGATTAATAAATTATTAACAGGAGATGAAAAATGGCACAGCCGAGTATAGTTAAGTGTGTGATTCCATCCAGTAAGATTCGCGGTTATACGATGGATAGTAAAACTACGAATGTTACCTTGGATAAATTAGGTATTCATTACGATAAATCAGCTTTAAACAGAATGATAAGGCAGTACAAGCGTACTGGTATGGATGCTCTTACTTCGAGTATCACTACGCCGTCGATTACGACTCCAATTCAATTCTTGCAGACTTTCCTTGCAGAGCCTATTTACACGGTTACCGCTTCAAGGGATATCGATAAGCTTGTTAATCGTACTATCGTAGGATCTTTCGAAGATGAAGAGATCGTCGCCAGAGTTGTTGAAAAGATCGGTTCTGCACGTCCTATGACAGACTATGGAGCAGCTAATAACTCAGATTGGAACTTGAACTTTGAAACTCGTACCATCGTCCGTTATGAGGATGGATTCGAGTGTTCGATTCTTGAGGAGATGAGAGCAGGTAGAATTCAGGTAAACTCAGCTCAGATGAAGAGAGATGCAGTTGCTGAGTCTTTGGCAATTACCATGAACGAGATTGGATTCTATGGTTACAACGATGGTGAAAACCGTACTTATGGATTCTTGAACGATCCTAACCAGTCTGCTTATAAGACCGTTGCTGAAGGAGCTTCAGGATACACGACTTGGGACAAAAAGACTTTCTTTGAAATCCAGGCGGATATCCGTACAGCTATTGCTACATTACGCGAGCAAACCAAGAACTTGTTCAATCCAATGAGAGACGCGTTTGTCTTAGCGATATCCTTGGATAAGGTCGATTACCTTGGTGTAACTTCTACATACACTTTGGATTCTGTTAAGGATTGGTTGACTAAGACATATCCTGGATGCCGTGTTGAGACTGCGCCTGAGTTGACCGGTGCTAACGGTGGAGCTGACGTGTTCTACTTGTACCTTGAGAAGCTGGGTAACCAAACTGTAGTTGAACATAACATAGTTGATACCTTCAGGCTTTTGGGAACTGAAAAGAGAGTGAAATCTTTCTTAGAAGACTACGCAAACGCAACTGCAGGTGTGTTGTGGAGACACCCAGTAGCAATGCTTCGTTACACAGGAATTTAATAATAAGGAGGAATAACTATGTCTTTTGTTTTAAGTACTTTAAGCGCACCTGTTGAGTACACGATTTACTCCAGAGATTTTGCTGGAGACCAACCAACTCTTAATCGTGTGATCAAGAAAATCGTAATAGATGGTTACGCTAATGTAGCTAATAAGCATTTTATTACTGAGAAAAGCGTGCTGACTGAAGTAACTGATGAGGAATTGGAGCTTTTGAAGGCAAACAAAGTTTTTCAAATGCATGTGAATAACGGCTTTATGAAAATCGTTGAGACCAAAACTCAGAATACCTCTAACATGGAAGAGTTCGATAATTCTGCACCTCTGACTCCAGAAAGATACACGAAGCATGCAGAGGAATTTGAGTCTCAAACAGGTATTCGTAGAGGGAAAAAAGCTCCAAAGAGCAATAGAAAGGCATAGTTATGACGAATTCGGTGAATATAACATATGAAGGATTTATCAGCATGTTCCCTGAATTTGCTGACCAATCTCAGTATCCTATCGCAATGATAGAAGGGTTTATCATCCAAGCCCAATGTTATATTTCGCCGAATAATGTAGGAGAGATGACTGGTAAGTCTCGGGAGTTAGCAATTTACTTAATGGTCGCTCACTTGCTAACTCTTAACTCCTACATAGTTTCAGGCAATACTTCAGGTTTATTGCTGACTAATGCCAATATAGGAGACGTAAGCGTAAGTGGGACACCTCCAGCAGCTCGTGATATGAGAGAGCAATGGTATGGATATACCATCTACGGAGTGCGTTTAAAGGCTCTATTGGATTCTTTTATTGGTATGGGAATGTATATGCAAGGTCATCATATGTGGGGAATTTAATGAGATTCACATGCGTTCGTAAGAGTAAGTCTAAAGATGCTTTTAGAAATTTAAAGAAAATCGAGAACGCTAGTCTCCAAGTTGGATGGTTCGATGCAAAATATGAAGATGGAACTCCTGTTTCTCTTGTAGCTATGGTTCAGGAGTTCGGGGCACCTGAGAAAAACATACCTCCAAGACCGTTTTTGCGTCCTGCTAAAATGGAACATGCTCAAGAATGGAAAGATCAATTTGAAAAGGCTGCTAAAAATCTTCATAAAGGACGTAAAACTGAAGAGGATATACTTAACGAGTTAGGAGATCAAATTATATCAGATATTCGTTCTGCTATTATGGATGTACATTTTCCGCCACTTAAAGAGCAAACTTTAAAAGCAAGAAGAGGAAAAGGAAACTATTCTGATAAACCTTTAATCGATACACAGCGTATGTTCGACACTCTGGATAAGAAAGTTGAAATGAAAGGCAGGCGGAAATGATACCTAATCTATTAACTACTGCCTTACAGATAATTCCTAAAGTGCAATTTAAATATTACAAATTCAAAGGAAATGAAGTTAATAATAGAGGAATAGATATCTCTGAATACGAAGATCCTATGACAATTAACGGTATAATTATGCCTGTTCCAGCAGATAAATATGAGGAACTTAATCTTAGCTTGCAGAAGGATCATATATACGTATATATGCCACGAGAGGTTCTATCATTAAGGTCTCAAGAAAGTCCTGATAAAGTGGAATATAAAGGAAATAGCTATTTTATTATCAGAATAGTTAATTGGTTTAGCTATAACGGCTGGACTTCATGTATAGCAGCGAGGACAGAATGATTACAAATGCGGAACTATGGACAAAATTAATAACATTATTTAAAGACGCATGTACTGTGATGAATTTACCTGAATATACCGTTAAGAAAGGCGCACAGCACACGATAACAGGATTTAATAAGCCACTTATCATGATAAACAAGATAGGATCTACCAACTTATCATGGGGCGGTGAAGACTATAATTACCAAGAAACACAGGAAAAACTGTACAGAATAGAGCAATTATTGCAGGAAGTAATGTTCCAAGTTACCGTGCTTAGGAGAGATTCTGCTAACGATGAAAACTCGCCAAGCGATGCCGTAATTAAGATGCAGATGTATCTCAACGGTAATGCTGGCATAGAGAAAGCTAAAGAATTAGGAATTCAATTAGGTCGAATCACAAACGCTCGTCATCCGATATGGGTTGATGAGGGTCAAGCGTATGAAAGTGCGCCAAGCTTCGATCTAACTGTGTACATGAAGCAGGAAATTGAAATGCTTCAAGAAGGTGTTGATCAAATTGTTAACCAAGTAGGAGGAATATAATGCCGATTAGCCAAAATAAATATATTGATGTTACGACTTATGCCGTGACGGATAGTGATTTAAATAGAAAAGCTCTTGTTACCAGAATATTTACTACGAACGAATTAATCCCTAATAATACGATCGCAGTTTTCTACAGTGCAGATGCTGTAAAAACATATTTTGGAGCAAACTCAGATGAATATAAGTTTGCTAAGAAATACTTTGATTACATTCAAAATAGCTCCAGTGCAAGTAAAGAGATTAGCTTTGCTCGTTATACGACGACTGCAACTGCGGCTCAGTTGATAGCGACAAAACAATCTGCAACGTTGGATGCATTGAAAGCTGTAACAGCTGGATCTATTCATATATCTATTAACGGAGTAGGAACTGATCTTACGTCTATTGATTTGTCTGAATGCGCTGATCTTGCAGCAGTTGCAACAGCTTTGCAGACCGCGATAAGAGCTTACACAGCAGGAGAGACAGCATTTACGGCAGCTGTGGTTGCTTATGATTCTACTAAGGGAATATTTAAGCTCACAGGTGGAATTGCCGGAGATTGCCCAATTGAGGCAGCATCGGCAGCAGCTAGCGGTACAGACTTGTCAGCAATGTTGAAATGGGACGCTGAGAATAAGCCTATTATATCAAGCGGTGTAAACGCAAGGACATTAACTCAGTTCTTGGATAACGATTCGCAGCTTTCTAATAACTTCGGTAGCTTCGCATTCTTCGGTATTACTCAGCAAGCTGACATCGTTGAGATTGCTCGATGGAATCACAATAAGAACGCTCAGTATATGTACTCTTTGTCTGTTAACGCTACTAACTACGAAGCAATTCAAGCAGCTGTTAAGGACTTCGACGGATGCGCTCTTACTTACGATATTCATAACGATATGGCTTACTACATGCCAATGGTTCTTATGGCTACAACGGATTACGATGAGACTGACGGTGTCATTAACTACATGTTTAAGAAGTTCCCGAACGATATACCTTCAGTTATAGATGACGCAACTTCTGATATGTTGGATAATTTGAGAATTAACTACCTCGGATCGACGTCTCAGAGCAATTCTACTCTATCTTTCTATCAGCCTGGATTCTTACAAGGATCTATACCTGATATGAGCGTGTACGCTAATGAGATTTGGTTAAAAGACTATGTTGTGACCGCAGGTTTGCAGTTATTGGTAAACAAGAAGAGAGTTCCTGCTAACAATAATGGAAAGAATATGTTTATTTCTGTATTGCAGGATGTTGCAAACAAAGCTATTAATAACGGAACTATTGACCAAGGTAAGAGTCTTACTGCATCTGAAGTTGCCTATGTAACCTCAATAGCAGACGGCAATGTGACTGCGTACAAAGGCGTAGAACAGAACGGTTATTGGTACAACGTAGAGATCACCAAAGAAAGCGTAGGAACGACTTACAAGAATGTTCTCAAGTACATATTGATCTACACAAAGGGAGAATCGATCAGGAAGATCGAAGGTTCTCATATTTTGGTTTAAGAGTTAACTAAGGAGATGAAAAATGGAAGAGATTTCGGTATTAGGTGCAAAAGGTTGGCTGACTGCTGATAAAACATTTCCTGCAGGATTTGCTATAACAAAATTTCCGGCAGATTCAGATGGAATAGATATCCAGGAAACCCAAATAAGCAATGCTGAAATGGGTGTTAACGGTGATTTAATTACCTACAGAACAGCGGTTGCGCAGACGCTTACAATATCTGTTATTCCGGGCAGTGATGAAGATAAAAACTTACAGATTCTGTTAGACAGAAACAGAGCTGCTAAGGGCAGAATGTACGAGCAGGATAATATCACCTTAGTTGTAACTTTGAACAATGGTGATACCCATACGTTCTCAAACGGAATCATTATGTCTGGTGAGCTAGGTTACTCTCTAACGTCTCAAGGAAAAATCAGAACGAAGCGTTATGGGTTTATGTTTGAACAATTTGTTTAAGTAATAGTAAGTAAAGGAGCGATATTATGAATAAAAAGCCGAAAAAGATAAAGAACGATAAAACAGGGCATGAATTTATTATATGTAAACTTCCTGCAATTGTCGGACGTGAAATATCTAAAGAATACATCACATCTAATCTGCCTATAATTGGAGGTGCATCAGCATCAGCAAATACTATGACCAGATTATTATCGTATGTATATGCGGTAAAACAAGATGGAGAGCAAATTAATCTCGGAACATCTGATTTAATAGAGAACCATATTGAAGATACAGATGAATTAGTATGGCTAGAATGGGAGATGGTGAAGTATAACTTCGGTTTTTTAGCAAATATCAATCCTTTAACTTTATTGCTAAAGGGAGTGAACAAACTATTAGAGGCGTTCAAGAATATAAAAACGTCGACCCAATCTTTGGATTCCTCATCCATAAAGGAGCAATAAAATATAAGGAGTTATGGGAGGATTATACTTATGAAGACGTGATGTACATATACGAGTCAATCATAATTCCTGAGTATAACAAAATGGTTGCTGAAGAATATTACGCGAGGAAGGCGAAGAAATGAATTTAGAAGATTTTGGTTATCAATTTGGTGTTCATGGGGCTGAGAATTTAATCTCTAAACTCAATCAGATTGAAAGCGAAACAGAAGATCTAGATAACGCCGTACAACACTTAGGTAATACTTTTCAGAAATTCTTTGATCTTGCCTTACGATCCGCTATTCCGCCTGCCTTTATTAAGATGGTTATGGACCAAGCCATGGCTTTCTCAAAGCAGGCGGAGTATATCGAGAGACTTGCTCAGACCTCTGGTATGTCTACTAGGACTATTCAGCAGTTTGGGTACGCCCTACATCGATTCGGAGGTGACGTATCAACTGCTACTGCGCAGCTGGATCATCTTCAAACTAAATTAGATCAGTTTGCTAAACCTCTTAATAAGGGAGGTGGACTTGCCAGTGAACTATCTCAATTAGCTAAAAAGTATAAAGTAGACCTGAGAGGGATTAATTCCTCTGTTGACTTGCTCAAAGCGATCTCCGTTCGTATGGAGAAACTCTCTGAACGTAAAAAGTTAGAGTTAGCCAGAGCGTTTGGATTAGATGATTCTACCTTCTTAATGGTTAAAAACGGACTTAAAAGTCTGGAAGAATCTCTCTATAAAGCTCAAAAATTCGTATTATTCGATGATAAGGAAATCAGGCAAGCTAAAGAGTTCGAAGATACGTTACGAGATATAGCAGATAACATCACGCTTATTTCTAAATCGTTCTCTTTCGGTGCTATACCTGAGATGCAGAAGTTCGCGAATGTTATGCGAAAAGTCACAGACTTTATGACCGAGCATAAAAAAGTTGTTGAAGGTATAGGATTAACAGCTTTCGGGGCAGGAGCTTACGGAATATTCAGATTGCTTAACTTTTTACCTACTAAATTCTTAAAAGGAGCAGCAGGAGTTTTCGGAGGAGGTTTAGCTCTTGGATCTATAGGAGAAGAGGTAGATAAATTAGATCGCAAGCAACGAGATAAAACATACGTTGGAAGACTGGAGAGATTAGGATATAAAGAAACTGCTCATTATTTAGAGCTAATTTATCGAGCTATTAATGATTTATCTTTTAATAAATCTTTAGAGGGTTTAAAGAATTTAGCGGATAAGTTAGGAAAAGATTTAGGTATTAAAAGCCTTGAGAAAGAAAACGTAAATAAATCTATAGATAAGGCTAATAGTACGTTTGAAGAATATAAGGATGCATTTAAACTATACGGTCTTACAGGTGTTGTTGCCAGATCTATGTCCTCAGGAGACACAGCAGAAAAAAGACTTGAAGACTTTGAAAAGAATATAGAAGCAATAAATAACGAAGGTGGTGTATTTTCATTCATATGGAAGAAACTAGAAAATACATTCACTGAGATTAAGAACACAATTTCCAGCAAAGATTTTTGGACTCCAATCTTCGATAATATAAACAGAATGCTGGACTATCTTAAAGGTATATTTTATGACCTTGTGATATTCGTAAAGCAGCAAGCAGGAATAGAGTTATCTGAATCTGACAAAGCTCATCTCCTTAAAAAGCAATTAATGGGCAATGAACAGGTATCAGCTAATAAGGCTATAAAAGAGTCATCAAAAGAGATCACAGATATTATTAACTCCGACGCTGATTTGAGCAATAAAAAGGAACAAATCCAAGCGAAAGTTAAAGAGTTATCCTCAAAGATATATAAAAATCATAGTAACAGCGGATATTCAGAAGAAACTATATCAGCAATGCTTCTGTTTGAAGGCGGTAAATCAGCTTTTAAACAGAAAAATCCTAATATAACCAAAAATATAGAATCGTTTCCTGAGTATATGAAGAAATTAGGACTTGATTTATTGTCCTATAAAGATAATGTAACTAAGCTGTATGAAGAGTATAAGAAGAATAAAGATCAGAAAGTTGCTAATTCATCTGAAAACTTAAAAGCGACTATAGATCTAGCGGATATTATCGGTGATAAGAAAATCGATAATGTTGATGTTAAAAACGTTTCTTTACAAGACTTTATCAATAAAGTATTTCCATTATTATCTCAAGATCAAACGGGTCAAGCACTAGCTAGATTTAGGAATGTTCTACCTGGAGATTATCTATTAAATGCTCTTAGTAGTGCTGAAAATAAACCTCTATCAGTGGAAGAGATTTTAAAATCATCTAAAGATGATGGTAAAAAAACAGGAGAAGGAGGTTTATTCAGTGGTTTATTAAACAAAATAGGAAAAATTCTTGAACCTGCAAGACCATTGATTGCTTATAGACTTAAAGAACATCAAAAAACATTAAAAAGATTAAGAAAAACAGATGATGATCCTGATAGTTCATATATTGATTATAGTCTGTTAGATAAGAATATAGATGAACTACCAATTATAGAATTAATAATAGAAGAAGCAAAAGCTGAATATCAAGACTTTCGTCGTAACTGGTTATCAATAGATGCTGCAATAGAAAAATTAGGACCTTTATTCAATCAAACAGTTATATTGATTAGAGAAATAAACAATATAATTAATCAAATAAAAGAAAAAATGCAGGGATATCTAAGAATCGGTGGAGTAACACTTGGAGCAAGTATTGGTTCTAAATTTGGAGGACCATTGGGAGCTGCAATCGGAGGTTTGCTTGGATTACTGATGGGAGATAAAGCCGCTGAAGGAATAGGAAAAAAAGATTATACCTATACTGATTATGCTAAAGATAAAGTAGATGACGCAAAAGGATTAGTAAAAAAAGCATGGAATGCGTTAACTTCTTCCGGAAATCCTCAACAAGATAACTTAAACAAGCTAAATAGCGAATTAGCTTCTTTAAAAGTTCAATTAGGTGAAGCTGATACAGAAGTTCTCATAGATGCTTTATTTAATCTCATAAAGAAAAAGGAAGAAGAGATAGCTAAGGCACAAGCGATATTAGATGGTAATAAAAACTTAGAGATTATTGGAAATCAAGTTGCAGCTAATTCTAACAATCCTCCTGTAAATAACAACTCTCAAGAGAACGTTATAAACATAAACCAAAACATAAACATAGAGAAAACTAATGCATCTCCTGATGATATAGGCAGAGCTGCATTAGATCATACTAGAAACGGTGTTAATCAAGGACTTAGAGAAGCAGCGAACAATAGAGTGATGGGGAATATTAACTGATGCTTAACTTAAACTCGATAAATATGATATCTCAAGCAGGAACAACAACATCGATATTATCATCAATGGCTAATAATTCGAGCATATCCAGCTTTGCAAGCAGCGCACTTAAAAACAATGGTGTCTTGGATATATTCGGATTTTTAACTAATAAGAAAGCCGTAGCCTTATTTGATGAAAACAACAAGGAAGTTTTGGCTAACTGTGATATTCATACGATTGAGATATCAGAAGAAGCCAGGTTAGCTGAACAGCCTTTGGAAGACGGTACGAATATTTCAGATCACAAAGTTTTTCTTCAGAAGGAAGCTACGGTTCTGGTATACCTTCCTGAGAATGACTATTCATCTGCTGTGTCAGAACTCTATGACTTATATAAAAACAATAAATTCTTGAAGCTTCAGGCTAAAAGCAGCGTATTTTCTAATATGCAAATAGTAGGATTACCTCATTCAGAAAGCAACGAAAACATCTACCGCATGGTATATAAAATTCAATTGAAAGAGGCACTCACAGTTGAATACTCAATTAGAGGGTATAATGCGTTAGGAGCTGGGAATGCTTCATCCAAATTTACGAATAATCCATTAAATGAAAATAATACGCTTATTGATAAAGTAGCTGGACCGGTAACTGAAGCTTTATCAGAAGCTAATGAGAAAGATCCGAAAATGGCGACAAAATTTGGAGAATTGCTGAAACAAAGACAGCAACAAAAAACAGGAGGGCAATAGATGGCGATAGGATTTGTACAACTAAAAGCAGAACCAAATCAGACATTTCCTATTTTTATAGGTGATTCTTCCATTGATATACAGATAAAAACCATGAGAGACAGAACGTTTATGAGCGTTATATCAAACGATGTACCAATATTCAGCAACATACAATGTTTTGCATCTCAATATGTACTTCCGTACATAGTAAACGGCATAGATATCAATTTTATTTGGGTTAGTAATTACGACACTCCTTACTACACAAGGTTTGGAGGTGAAGATCAACTATTATATTTAACGAGGTAATTGCATGGACTTGCCTAAGAGACGCGTTATTTTAGAGATTCAAACAGATGATAAAACTGTTAAAACATTTGATGGATTGAACGTAAACTTTAACGTCTCTAAACAAGCAAGTGAAGTTACTCCATATGGACGCATTGTTGTAGCGAATCTTACTATGGAAGACGTAGTTAATATAACTACTATTGTAGGTACGTATACTAACGTTAAAAAGCGCAAGAAAGTACGTTTATATGCAGGATACGATGATGATGTAGGATTAATATTTGAGGGAGATATTACTTCGGCAGCACCTATCACAGAGCCACCTGATGTATGGATGCAGATAGAAGCAACAAACGGATTCTTTGATAACAACAGAGTCGTAAGCAAAACGATCAAAGATAAAACACCTATTAAGAATGTAGCTGAACAAATAGCAAATTGGCTCAAAGTTCCTCTCCAATGGATGGCTACAACCAATAAGGTTATTAATCTGTTTTCAGCTTCAGGAAGCGCAGGTCAATTTATACGAAAACTTAATAATTTAGGAGATATCTTAGCTTTTAAAGATGAAGAAGGATTAATAATTTTAGACTTAAAAAACCCTAAAAGAAAAACAACCACTGAAGTATCTAAAAACACAGGTATGATCGGTATACCTAAAGCTGACAATAACGGAATACGAGTAGATGTCTTGTTGAATCATCATCTGAAACTAGGACAGACTATAGATTTAAAATCTGAATTGATTCCAAGCATTAATGGTAAATATTGGATTTATGGATTAACTCATTCAGGATCGCTGAGAGACAATGAGTTTGTAACGAGTATATTGTGTAGGAAGTACTAATGGCAGAACAGGAAGTACAATCATGCCCTTCATATAATCCGGCAGATCTTACGACTACTGCAGGCATGTTGGATTATATCTATCGATGTAATTCTATGACTACAGAGAACTGTATGCCGGCAATTGTGGAATCCTATGACAGGAAAAAGAACGTTGTTACGGTAAAACCATGCGTTAATATTACTGCAGCTACAGGAGAAACCATAGAACGTGAGAGTATTACAGCAACTGTTTTATCGATATGCGGTGGAACATTTATTATTAACTTTCCGTTAGAAAAAGGAGACACAGGATGGCTAATTACCGCGGATAGAGATATATCTCTATTTAGGGAGCATAGAAAAGTAATTAATGCTAATACCAATCGTATTCACAGCATAGAGGATTCTTTCTTTATCCCTGATAGAGTTAATGATTTTAATGTGGAGGCTGAAGATGAGAAAAATTTGGTCATTCAGAACTTGGATAGAAACATTAAAATCTCTATGGGAAAGGATAAAATCAAAATCACCACCAAAACCAAATCAAAAGGAGACGGAACTAAATCACAGGACGGAGTTTCGTCAGATGATGCTTCGGAAACTGATGGAACATCGGAGGCGTCGGATTCAAAGGAACAATCAAATCAGACGACAATATCTATCGCAGAAATAGAAGTAGGTATAGAAACTACAGGAAATATCAATTGCAAATGTGAAAATTTAACAGCAGAAGTTAAAAATACAGCACAAATTAAATCTCAGACTATTAACTTTGAAGGAAACGTTAATATTAAAGGTAACGTTAATATAGACGGAGATACAGACTGCTCAGGCAATATCACAGGCAGTGCAGTAAAAGCAGGAAGTATAGATTTGGCTGGACACGTCCACGGAGGCGTTCAAAGCGGAGGCAGTACAACAGGAGCAGCACAATGAAATGTTTTGCACTAAATGAAGATAACGACCTTTTTATTGAAGACGGTAAGCTTGGTATATATGAAGATCAAGAAGCCGTAGCTCAGACAGCTGTAAACGTTATGTGTACGGTTAAAGGAGAGGTAGTTTTAAACCAAAACAGAGGAATTCCGTATTTTGAAATTCTTTTCAATAATAAGCCCAATACAGCACTTTTTAGAAGTTACGCTCTAAATTTATTAAACCAAATCCCTCAAATTAATAACGTAACAGGAATGAAAATAATTAAAGATAAAAATTTATTAAAATACTCTATAAATTTAGATACAATATATGGAAGGGTGGTGGCGAATGGCTGAACTATACTCATATATCAATTCTTCCGGTGTAATTGTTCCTGATACCGAAGACCTTCAAAGCGAAGTAGAACAAGAATATAAAGATACGTTTGGAGAAGATTTGGATGTAACTCCTGAGACTCCGCAAGGAAGACTTATAGAGTTAGATACAAGAATGCGTTCAGAGGTACTACAATGCGCAGCTAGTATCGCAAATGTGATCAATCCTAATTTATCCTATGGAATGTTTCTAGATGCTATTGCGTCGTTAACAGGATGTTTTAGAATGCAAGCTACTAGAAGCGAAGTAATAGCTACATTAGGTGGAACTCCGGGAACTACTATTCCTGCAAATTCACTAGCAACAACTGAAGATTACTCGAAAGTCTTTGTGTTATCTCAATCTGTTACGTTAGACGAAAACGGAACAGCTACGGGTAAATTTTACTCTCAGGAATATGGAGAAATTCAGCTTTCGGCAGGAGAGCTTAATACGATTAAAACAGGAGTATTGGGATGGGAAACTATTACCAATAGCGGACCTGCTACCGTAGGAAGAGAGAGAGAAACAGACTCAGAGCTTAAGAGCAGAAGGATTAACACGCTGTTTAGCGGTAGATCTTTTATAGGAGATATAAAATCTTGGTTATTGAAAATAGACGGAGTTAAATCCGTAGATATATATAACAACTATAAGCTTGAACCAGTTACTACTAAAGGAGTTACAGTAGATCCTAAGTCAGTATTTATATGTGTTTACGGAGGATCTGACCAAGATATAGGAGAGGCTTTGCATATGGCTAATTCTCCAGGATGCGGATTTTCAGGAAACACCACGGTAACTGTAACTGATCCTTGGTGCAATCATGAGTATGAAGTATCTTTCTATCGTCCTACTGAGGTAGAGATCGATGTTAAGGTATACGTTAAAGTAGACACAGGATCAGGGGACGTAACAGGAGCTATTAAGCAATCTATTTTAAACTATCAAGATGGACTTGTAGAAAACATAGACGGATTGCAAATAGGTGTTGGGGTGTCACCGTTTGAGATAGCATCTGCGATTAATATAGAAGTACCTGGAGTATTTGTTCAGCAGGTGCAAATAGCAAAACATGGTTTAACATTATCTACAGCGTCTATTGATATAACAATGGCTGAGATAGCCAGGATCTCAGCTGATAATATAACGATAAGGTATAGCTCATGACGTTATTTTCTACAGACTTTTCAAATGTAATTCTATGGCAATATGATAAAGCAACTAATCTGAAAAGTCTGATATCGAAAAAACAAGAGTTTTACAATACCAATATAGATGATTTCTTTAACAGTTGGTATGAAGATGTTTTCAATGTTGATACTGCTAATCATTTTGGACTGATAATCTGGGCTTTAATTCTGGGATGTACGGAATATGTAGAGTTAACGTCTAAGATAGGACAGAAAGCTTTTGGTTACGGGCAGTATCATAAAAACTTTCATGAGGCTAACTTTGCGTTATCCAGTTATATTTACAGTTTACCAATAGAGTCTCTCAGAAAAGTAGTAAAAGCTCAAATGTATAACTTCAACAGCAATGGAAGCTTATACGATATCAATAAGGTTTTAAATGCGATTTATCCAGAAAATCAACCATATGCTACATATGATAAAGATACTAATGTGTTGACCTATCATTTTCCAATTCCTTTAAACGAAGAAGATATGAACATAGTTATGTTTAGTAACATGTTCCCAGCTCCGTTGGGAGTAAAGAGAATGATACAAAACGGACCAGTAGAGGAGGAATGAAATGACATACTTTTTTAAAAAGCCATTTGGCGAAAACGGAGACATTACACAAATTCCAACCAATGATCAGGGGGACGGTAACGTTTCTTACGAAAAAGGTTGGGGAGAAGGATACGAAATAGATCCTAACGTAGATCCTGACGAAGCTCGTAATCTATCCAGAACTAATTTTAACGGACTGTTTTTTAACATAACAGAAGCATTACAGCAACTACAAATATATGGAGTTAATCCATATATTACGCCTTCTGATAATGACGGAGAATCATATGCATATCCTGAAGGAGGTATGTGTTCTTATATAGATCCTGCTACTGGAGAATTTGGAATTTATAGAAGTTTACAAAGTAATAATACAACTGTACCTAGTATTAATGGTGTTACTCAAAATTTATGGCAGAAAGAATTTGATTCAAAATTAGATTCTATAAAAAGTAATAGGATAACTAATTCTCCTTTATATTATTATACGAATAATCCTTCATGTGTTATAGAAAGTGACCAATTAATAATTACTCTTCCTACAGGATGTAAATTTTTATTCGCAGATGGATTAAACGAAGATTCAACATATAAAAACAAAATATTCACATTTGAAAATGATAGTATATTTACAGATACTGTCTCAAATTGGAATGGAACAACTTATTTATTTGCTACTTCAGATCAGACAATATTACCTATTTCTATGAATAATTATGCATATGGATATTATTCTGAAGATATTGTTAGAGATCTATTCGAAGTTTCTGTTGATAGCGATATATATTATTTTGATGAAAAAGAGAACATCTTCAAGAGAAAAGAATCTGGACAATCAGAATTTGTTTCACTAGATACAAATTTATGTCTATTCGGTATATTACAAATTAATGAAAATACTATAACTAACTTCCAACTAGTAGATTCTTTAAAAATGTATTCTTCAGATAAGGTTGAAGAATTAATAAAGAAAAAAGAAAACGATATTATCGCTGGAAGATATTTAAATAAATTAACTAATTATGATAAGACATTAATTTATTCTACTCCTCCTAAGAAAGCTACTCCGTTTTGTTTAAATTTCTGTAATTTAGATGCTAATGGGAATACAGATATTGTTTCATATACAACAAGAATCGTTAATAAAGGATATTCTCAAAAAATTAATAAATATGGAGCTAACGGAACTTTTTCATGGAATTTAGGAGGAGCTTGGGTTGGAGGCGGAGCAATTAAAAATGCATTCGGTCCGTCATGTGGAGGATTTTCTACTTCACAATCTACAGCCGGAACTAAGTATTATAATGTTGAATGGACTCCAAATGATCCTATATACGTTCAAGATGGAGGATATATTTCATTTTCTGCTAACACAGATGGTCGTCCATCTTGGTATGATGGAGGAATATTTGTTTATAAATATTTATATATTTATTTCACCGATGGTTCAATGTGGACAGCCATGAATGGTGATCTTAAATATGGAGAATTATATGTAACTAGAAATTATTCTTTTACTATTCCAGCTGCTTACATAGGTAAATATATCAGTAAAATAAGATTTTATTGTAAGAACCAGAACAACTGGTCTTGGTATGGAAATTATGGGGGATGGTACTTAAATGATGTACGATTATATATAAAAGAACATGATATAACAGGAGATAGTAGTGTTTTAACTTTTAAAATTGGTTCTAACTATTTAAAAGTTCTTAATTCAGATGAAAATGCAGTTAAATTAATAGATGAAGAAACAGGTAGTTCAGTTTCATCAGATGAGTCATTGAATCAAATATGGGGAACTTCATATTTATTTAACATTTCTCCTTTTGTAGATTCAATATATTCTACATATACATTTAATTCTCCTACAGAAGAAACTAATAATGCTAAGTTATTCTTTTCTTATAGAGATACAGAAGCAGGAGAAATTTTAAGAGGCTTATCTATCACTTTAACTTATGCTGGTGGAGCAACATATAAATTACTTGAAAATATATCTATATTTGAAAGTAAAGACTTCTTATTAAATATTCCTAATGGAAAATATCTTACAAACATAGATATACACATAAATGGAGGAGAGCAATTAATAGGATGTAATATAGGTAACGTTCAAATATATAATAACGTTAGTTCTAATTTAACATTTACTCAATATTCATCAATATATGGAACATCTGGAAACTCAGAAAAATATTATATGTTAAGTAATCAAGATGATATTGTTGTTGAATATTCTGGATATCTTATGCTAGGAGAAGAAGGTATTTATATACTTCCTGGAACTAATGTAATCACAAAACAAAAAAAAGAACCTTTATCTCCTAAAGAAGGAGATGTTTGGTTTGATTTATCATCAGAACCTCTTGGAGCATATGTTTATCAAAATGGATCTTGGGAAACATTTTTAGATGTTCCTATTGGATATGTTACTGTAAATTACTCTAATCCTTCAGCTAGTGCTACAGTTAGTGGAACAGGAATTACTTCTGCAAGTGTTAATGTAAACACATTTATGTCTAAAATAAATATTAGTGGAGATTACACATTCGAATATTCATCTTCTGCATGGAAATATTATGGAAATACAATTTCTCTTTCCAGTTATGGAATCACTAAATCAGGCACTCCGGCAGAAGGAGATAAGATAATAGTCCATTTAAATACTGGAGAGGCACTTATTACTAATGTAGAGCAATATCCTATTAACCAGAACGGATATAATATTAATGCGTTTACGCAAAATATAGCATCTATTCCAGGACGAGACGGACGAGACGGTCAAAATGGTAAAGATGGTAAGAACGGTGCGCCAGGAGCGCAAGGTCCTGCCGGTGTTGGTGTGCCTGCCGGAGGTTCTGAGGGACAAGCCTTAATAAAAAAATCCAGCACGAACTACGATACGAAATGGGCTACCCTTGTACCGTCCGGAGGAACAACCGGGCAAGTCTTAGCTAAAAATAGCAACACAAATTACGATGTAAAATGGGCAAATACTTTAACTTCTGCACTTTTTGATGGGGGAACAACAGGACAAACCCTAATAAAGAATTCTAATGCTGATCTGGATTTTTCTTGGGGAAATGTACAATCCTTACCATCTGGAGGAACTACTGGACAAACTATTATTAAACAATCTAGTACTGACGGAGATTATACATGGGGAACATTAGAATCTCTACCATCAGGAGGAAGTACAGGCCAGGCGTTAGTTAAAGTAAACGGAGATAATTATAACGTACAGTGGTCTACAATATTAGCAGTGCCTAACGGAGGAACTACTGGACAAACTCTGATAAAGCAATCGGGTTCTGATGGAGATTATGCTTGGGAAACATTAGAGGCGTTACCAGAAGGAGGAACAACTGGACAATCATTAGTAAAGACTAGCGGAACTGATTACGATGTAGGATGGGAAACGGTTTTAGGTCTGCCTAGTGGAGGTAGTACAAACTACGTATTATCTAAAACTTCTAATACTGATTATGAAGTAAATTGGAGAGCATGCTATGAAGTTCCAGATAAAGGATTACCTGGTCAGGTATTAACAAAGAAAACAGGTACAGATCACGATATATCTTGGGAGTATGTATCTCAAGAAACAGGAGCAGATGTAGCAAATATTAACTTTAAAACTGATATCTATTTTTATGCATCGATAAATCAATATACAGGTGTAGCATTAGAACAGTTTATTAATATGGATGGTATTGCAACTGCTGATCAAGAAGATGTTCTGCCTTATTATTATATTCCTCATAAGAGTATTCTGAACAGTTCTGAAGGAACATTAATATTTGATTTAAAGCCTATAAATTTCGGCGGACAATCATTAGCAATTTATCTTAAAACAGAGCATACAGATACCGTAACATTTAGTTATTCAATAGATAATGGAACTACATTTACTTCTTTAAGTGAAGAAGTTAATACGCCATGTTCAACAACGTCATTAATTTTAAGAATAACAATGAGTGCTGGTTCAGAAGTTAAAAATATAGGATTATTAGTTAAATAGGAGAAGAAATATGGAATATATCAGATTAGTTCCTTCAGATATTAAAGATTCAATTCTTAAATCGAATAGAAAAAACTGTATTAATGGAGTAATTGCATTAGAGCTAAGAATAACAGATTATTATATGGTTATAAGTAACACACAAGTTGTTAGTGTTGATCTTTCTTTATTGTCTTCAGATGCCAAATATTCATATATTGAATTTAACTTAACTGTTTTTAGCACAGGAAATAATGTTCTAAATCTCTCAGGATTTAATATAGACCAGATTCAAGTTTTAAACGGAGAATCTCACTTTACTATTAGAAGAAATATAGGAGACGCAAAGTGGGTTATCCAAATGAAATCTTCTGAAACAAGACCTGAAATGTGGTTGAGATGCTATAAAACGCCGTTTGTTCCTCAATTTAATACAGGAGTATATAACTTTTTTAATTTAAAGTATTATAACAGTGGTGGAATAAGAGAAGGTATTTTTTATAACTATGCTCCTGGACAAACTGGGAGAGATGCAGCATATGGACCATTTCAAAAAATAGGAGATGGAGGATATATATGCGCTAAGTTTCCAATGCCTATATGGTTACAATCGGTTTATATTGCAGTAAGTAACAATAATTATACTATTAATGACTTTCCTATATCATTACAATTATATGGTTCTAATGATGGAGTAGGATGGACTCAAATTCTCAATACTTCTCTCACTCCTTCTAATGGATCAATTGACAATTATTTATGTATAACTACTAACTATTATACATTATTTAAATTTAAATTTATGTTTAATAATAGTGCAGACGTATGGTATTTCCCTTCAATTGCTCTTTCTGGATTTTGCAGTGAATTAATTAACACAGGAGCATATTCAATGGCTACTCCTTATTGTACAGTATTACCAACTAATGGTTATAATATAGAAGTCAATTCATCTGATATGTCATCTACCGCGGGAGATCTTGTACGAATATCACAATTTGAAGGAGATTATTATCAAATGAATCGTAGTAATACAAATACTCCTTGGGAATTTATATATACTTTTCCTGAAGCAATAAGAACAATTGGTTTAATATATAAAGTTAGGTATAATTACAGTTTTAAATTATTTTCTTTATCATATTCTGATGATAAAACTAATTGGACAGAATATTGTAAAGTTGATGGATCTTTAGAAGCTTGGAATCAAGGATTTAATGAAAATCAAATAGGAACTTATTTTTGTGATTCGTGCAGTGAGCATAGATATTATAAAATTATTGTATATTCCAATAATGGCAGTACTAATGAACAATATTTACAAGGATTAGGATTTTTACAATTTCAGAAAGGACATTATTTTAGTTTCGAATCATTCATACCGAAGCTAAGCTCTAATATGCAAAGTGGGTATATTATTGTATCATCTAATTCTTCCGAAGGAGATGCATATAAATTATTTGATTATTCAGAATCATCTTACGGAGGAGGAGACATATCAAATGGAGAATGGAGTTTAACTATAATGCTTCCTCAAGCTACTGTAGTTAGAGGATTAGAGTTAGAAGCACCTCCATCAAATGAAAATAGAATGCCATATGAATTTTCTATACAAGGATCAAATGATAATAGTGCATGGACGATTTTAAAGAGTTTTTCATTAGGATCTAATTATTGGACTCGTGCTTTTCAGCTTGGACAATGGGAAATAGAGAACGAAACAGCGTATCAATATTATAAATTAGTTGTTACAGCTACAGCGCAAGGAAGCGTAGTTAGAATAGGAGAGATGGGATTAAGTTCTTATGCTTCATTTAAAGGTGTTGATTGGTATGAATATGAATATTTAGTTCCTATTATGACTGCTAATGAACAAGATGGATATGTTGCTTCTGCTAGCTCTTATTTTGGAGGTCATTATCCTTATTATGCGTTTGATAGAAACAATAGTTCTGATAATAAATGGTTAACTTCTTCTGGAGATGTATCTGGAAGTTGGTTAAAAATAGAATTACCAACATCTCAACAAATAAATGCATTTTCAATTCAAACACCTGATGAAGGCAGCGAATTAGGTAGACTTCCTACATCATTTAAAATTCAAGGATCTGATGATGATAGTGATTGGACTGATTTAGTAGATGTTTCAGATATTTCTTGGTCTAATAATGAGATAAAAAATTGGAATAATACAAGTACAACGGCATATAAGTATTATCGAATATTAATTTCTGCAAATGGTGGTTCAAATATGGTGGCAATAGGAAATTGGAACTTAGTTAATATAACTGAACATGAAAGGAATTAAGGAGTAAGAAAATGATAAGTTTACTTGGATTATTATTAAGTCCGAAAGTTAAAGGAATAGCCGCAATTGGAGCATCTGCATTGATGTGCGTGATGCCTGATGAAGTAGATCATATTCTTGAGGGCTTGCTAGGGATTTTCGGAATTAGTAAAATTACTTTAGGAAATGGAGAAGAAAAATGAATAGTTTTATAAGTCTAATCACAAATGATAAATTTAAAGGAATAATAGCTATAGCAGCTGCTGTTCTAATGTATTATACACCTGACGAGATCGATAAGATTATCGAAGGATTGTTAGGAGCTTTTGGTATTAGTCAATTCATAATTATTCCTAAAAAAAAGGACTAATATCATGAAGAGGATAATCACGTCAATTGCTCTAATCTCAACGTTATTTGATGTTAATTGTGTAGAGATGCGAAATGTATCATTTAGACAAGATGATTCTATAAACGGATCTCTAGCTACAGAACGTGATATGTCCTCTATTAGATCAAGAACTCCTCCTTTGGAGCAATCTATTAGATCGCGTACTCCTACTTTAGAGTACGCAATGCCTTATATTCCTCAACATTATGATCATACAGAAGAATTTCATGCTGAGAGTGTATTATGCTTTAAAATGCGTAGGTGGGTGTTTCAACCTCTTAGTGTTACTTTACAAGTTACAGCTGGGGGATTATTTGTCGGCGGACAGTGCTGTATTGATAAATACCCGGAAACAGCTAAGATTCTAAACGGAATTGGATTAGGAGTGAGTGTAGCTTCGTTTGTAGTAAATACGTTATTATTGAAGATTGATAACAAACTTGAAGAAATGGATAGATATATTCTTCAACGTCGTGAAGAGCAAGATAGAAATAATCATAATATGATTCCGGCTATTATTCAGAGGTAAATGATGATTAATCAAATGATAATAGCTTCACATTTCTAATAATAACTAAGGAGAATATTAATGAGTAATGAACCTAAGACATATAAATTTTCATTTTCTAAGTGCTTCGATGACGACTGCAATATTGATCTTTCTAGATGTAAGTCACATAAACGAGAAAGGAATAAATCAGATGCTCCAGTATTCATAGCTTATACGGTCGACAAAATAATTAAAGTAAAAAACAAAGAAACTGGTGAAGATGAAGATATAGCTTTAACTAGCTGGTATCTTTCTTGATAAGTTATCCACAGAATCTGTGGATAACTAAGTGAGTAATCTGCAAAAACATCTATTTAACAAAGACATATTATATTGCTTAAAAAATAAGCATTTTAGAAATTCCTGTAAATATTTCGAATTTATTAGAGAAATTTATATAAATTTTATATATTATTAATCTTATGAGCGAGAAAGAATTTAAAAATGTTAAAAATAATAAACAAATCATCAATTGAAGAAATTGTTAAATCTGTAGAAGATCTTACAGATACATTAAAAGGATTAACTAAGATAATTCATGAAGAAAAGAATAAAGACAAGTTACCATGGAATATACTTATGGTTAAAAAGATTGTTGATTTTGAATTAAGTGTAAGAGCGTTAAATTGCCTCAAAAAAGAAAATATCGTTTATGTTGGTGATTTAGTTCAGAAAAAAGAATATGAACTATTAAAAATAAAAGACTTTGGTAGAAAATCTTTAAGAGAAATTAAGGATTTACTAGAGATAATGGGATTAAAACTAGGAGTTAAGTTAAAGCAATGGGATACTGATACCATATCAAAAGCACTTAATTTACTAAAAGAAGATCCTAATAAGGATCAAATAATAAAACAAGTTAACTTATATAAAGATTTATCAAAGAAAATGGATGATTTAGGATTTAAATTTAATAAAATGAACGAATATCTTTTCGGAATTGATCGGTCTCTTTATAAAATATCAGAATGTGTTAAAGAACAAGGATGGACCAGAGAAAAATATTTTTCGTTTAAGAGTTAGTAATATTTCTAATTGATTTGAAATATTTAATAAAATTATATATAATTCAGATAATATGCGATTGAATTAATGAGTAATAATAGTGAAAGAATCTTTTCTAAAAATAGCAAAGAAATTCTGGATTTTATAGCAATCAGGACTAGATGTAAATTCATTACGATGTAAATACGTTGATAAAGATCTGCTACATACTGAATATTATGAAGATTTTCACAAATATGTTAAAGAAAAAGTATCGGAAAATACAGAATTAAATATAGAGTTGATACATTTGACATTATCTGAATATATTCTAGATAAATTAGCAGAAAAGCATCATATTGATTTTGACAAAGGATTTAAAATTTTTAATAAAGAATTAAAAAATTTAGAAGAAGATATCCAAAAAAGTATTAAATTTGAAAATTTAGAATCAGATTTCTATTTTAGAAAAGCAGAATGTGTTAAAGAATAAGGATGGTCGAGAGAAAAATACTTTATATTTAAGAGTCAGTAATATCTCGAATTATCTCTGGATAAGCCTTATTAAACTCTTCTTTAATTTTTTTAAAGTTAAGAGTTCCTGGTTCTATTTTTTTACCTACAATATCGAAAGAACAATAACCATATCCAGTAATAAAACTAGATTCTAATAATTGCTTTAATTCGTTTTCTTCTATTTCTTTAATCATTTTTCATCCATAATTTTCTTTAATTTAATAGTTGATCTGGCTCAGGAGATTTTTGATATGTATTCGTAGTGAACTCATCACCTGTATCTAAGATCTCTATCACTTGATGATAAACATGTTGAAATGTTTCATCTATAATTTTACTGGGAGCATATTCTGGTTCTATTCTCCCAGTATATAAATCCATAACACCTGTACAATATCCCTTCACAAAAACATCATGTAAAGCGTCAATTAGTTTTTCTTTTTCAATATTCATTCGTAATGTCCTAAAAGACTGATAAAAGTAATTGTTTTTGTTTTTTTGTTGAGCTTATAAACCATTTCAAATACTTGATTTGTTTCTTTATCTACAGCACATATAATTTCTTTTACTATTTTATCCTTATCTTTGAGATCTGTTTTTAGGCTATATACCATTCGATCTTCATCAGTAACTCGGCGAGACCATAGTCCCCTTAGTTTACCTTTGAGTGCCTCTGGCTTCCCTATACCTGTAAAAGGATCGGTTAATACATTTTTGTAAAGTATTCCCACTCTTTCTAGGAGTTTAGGGTTATTTTTTTGAATTTGATGAAGATCAGACACATATTTAGCCGAAAATTTTACTTTATAAACTTCCATGGAAAAAATTCTCGTTTAAAAACTTAGTAGCTTCTTCTGCAGAATCGAATGAAAAGCCTGACTTACCGCTTTGAGTGTCTTCAAGCTCTTGCAAAAGAGTTCTTTCATAATTCTCTTTATCATATTTCTTAACAAGCCACTCGACGGTTTGACCTATAGTACGACAATGTTCTTCACCTAGTTCTTTAAGACGATCAATAACTTGCACAGATAATCTAACTGCTTTTCCTTTAGCCATTATATATCTCCTTTGTTACATACTATAATAGTATATAACACACATGCGAACATAGTGCAAACACTCTATTTTATAAAAGCGGTAAAATTGGCACAAATATAAAATAGGATTTCAAATTTGTACTAATATTCATCAATTAATATTTTAACCATACTTTCGATATTATATTCACTTAATTCAATTTCAAGTCCATTATCGAATTTATAATAATATAATGGTTCAACTTCTTCTGTTTTATAAGAACATCTATCCTCAATATATTCTATAGCATCTCTAACTTTATGTGTTGTTTCATATATATTATGAACATCTTTTTTTATATGTCTCATCATAGTATGAAGAAAGTTTATTTCTCTATTAGGAAAATATTCAGCCAGATCAGGATTAAAATGCAAAATATTTTCTTTAGATTCTTTTTTAACTTCTATCTTGTTATCTATTTGCATTAAGTCTATTTCATTGAATAATATTATAATGATAGCTTTTAATTCATCATCACTTACTGATATTTCGAATTCATCATCGAATTTGAATATATGAACGAATAAAGTAGATCCTTGATCATAACAAGTACGATAATGATATCCCATAACTATGTCATAAATATTATATATTTTATATGAATCATCATCTTTTACATATTTTCTTAGATGATTAATAAATTTTCTAAAATTTTCTTTATCCAATAAAATATTAACTGACATACCTATTTCTCCTTATTTATCAAAAAAAATTTCTACTACATCTTTATCTGACAGATTATAAGCATCTTTAATTTTCTGAATTTCAGATCTTTTAAATTCAGTTAACCTTCTTATTTTCTTAGAAAGAAAGCTTCTATTAATTCCAATTTTCTTAGCTAAAGCAGACTGATTATCGCCGAACAAAGCCATAATAGATAATAAACGATTAGTGTTAAGCATTTCCATTTCCTTTAATTTCCTGTTACATTATAGAACAATATGTTTGCAATAAGAACATGTTTATATTATTTTGTGAGAGTAATATGTTTAAGAGTTTAGTTAGTTTAGTCCTAAATATTGTAGGAGTTACAAAAGATAAAGTTGAATTGAATGATTCTAATAATGAATTAAGAACTCGTCAGTTTAATTTTAAGATAACTCCTACTCTTTATAATAAGATATCTAAAGCATCTGAAAAAATAGGAAAGAGTAAAAGTGAAATTGCTAATATAGCTATTTCTGAATTTTTAGAAAGAATATAAAAAAAAGGCTATGCACGTTACATAGCCCAAACATAAAAAAAAGATTGGTTTTAATATATATAAATATAGAGATAAAGTAAATATTTAGAGTGAGGTAGATGTTTAAAATATATAAGATCAAGAATAAAAGAGACTCTAAAAAATACGTAGGAATGACTTCTAGAGATATTAGAACTCGATTTAAGGAACATTTAAGTAACAAGAGCATGTTTGTTGATATTTGCATGAGGAAGTCAGGAATTGATAACTTTGAATTTGAAGAGATTTGTAGTTGTAAAACAGAAAGGGAAGCAAGATATTTAGAGAAATATTTCATACTTTTATATGACTGTTTATATCCGAAAGGATACAACAGGATATGTCCCGGAAGAGATGCATCTTTTATTTTTAACGAACTAAGTGGTAAGCAAATGAGGTTGATATGAGTTTTTTTTGTAATTTTGATAAAGATACTTTAAGAGAGTTAAAGAAATCTAAGAAGAAATTTGAAGATGGGATTCAGAAATTAAATTCTGATGAGAAAGATCATTTATTGATATATATGTACAAAGCAAGGCACAATTTATTAGTTAATTTAACAGAAGAAAAGAACAAAAACTTTTGCTTAGTAGTTTTTTCAGGAATCTGTATATTAACGAAAATAATTGCTTTGTTCTAATTTAGGATAATAGAATTAGAACTATCCTCACAAATATAAGAGTCTGGAGAATTTTCATATATTTTTCTGGACTCTTTTATCATATCAGATAGTATTCCTTCCAAAATTGATACTTCATCTTTACTTAATATTTTAGAATCATAATCTCTACGCGCAAACTGAAAAATATTAATACGTACTAATGATTCATTCATATCACTTGTTATAGTTTCTAAACATTCAATTAAATCATTACCACAAGAAGGTATATCTAATTTTAGTTTATTTTGTTTCATTAATTTTTCAAAAAAAATAATCAAAGGATCTAAAACATTATTATAATTAAAAGGATACATACCGGCTCTGCATACAAAGAATACAATACATTCTTTAACTTTTTGATCATTCATTTTTAAAAACCTCTAAAGCTCTATTAACCCAACCTCTTAGAAATTTACGCAGAGATTTATTAACATTAACAATATGCACATAGTAAGCTATACGTTTTGATAACAATAACTGTTTTAATAGCTTATATTGCTTAGGTTGAGAAGTAATGCTATTACAAGTTCCTATAGTCTCATTACCAATTCTACCATCTACCGCGATATCTAATATTGAATTTATACTTTCTTGTAATAAAAATACAGCCTTTTCTTTACCGCAGTTAATAGCGGTATCGAACAAAAATAGCTGGACAGTAGAATCATTAATTTGATCGATCTTCAATGGATGCCAAAAGAACATATGATAAATTTCTTTAGCCTGAAGTAGAGTTAACTCTCTAATATCATCTATTTTAAGATCATTTGCTTTAATAAATCTAGAACTTATACCATACTTAGTAGCACCGCCTTTATCATACGGATCATCTATATAACCGCCTTCTTTAGCAATTATAAAATTAAAAGCTACATCAAATAACATTATTTACTCTTTTCTTCATTTCCAACTTTAAACATTTAATAATATTTCATGAAAAATGTAAATATTAATAAAATATCTCAAAAACTATAATTCTTTTATCATATTTTCTAAACGTAATTTTTTAGTAAAAACGACAATAAATCATTCCAAAAAACATTGTTAAAAAAGTTTTGGTGTTATATAATTAAGATCCACAGATTTTGAGAGTAATATGTTAATAGGATACGCAAGGGTCTCCACGAGAGATCAAAACTTAGATATACAATTAAAAGCTTTAGAAGAAGCAGGATGTGAAAAGATTTACACAGATAAAATTTCAGGGAACAAAAAAGATAGAATAGGTTTAACTAAACTATTAAGTTACATTAGACCCGGAGATACATTAGTTGTTTATAAATTATCAAGACTTTCCAGATCGCTAATGGGAATAATATCTATAATTGGTAAATTAAAAGAACAAAACATTGATATTAAGATACTAACACAGAACGTAGATACAAGGACACCTGAAGGGAAGTTATTCTTTCATATGATTGCAGCATTCAATGAATTTCAGAGAGAATTAATAGTAGATAACATTAATGCAGGGCTTCAAGTAGCCAGAGATAAAGGAATAAAGCTTGGAAGACCATCTATTATTACAGAAGAGAAACGTAATTTGGTTATGGCTATGTTGAAGGACGTAGAGCATTATCCATTTATATCGGATGTAATAAAAACATCAGGAATGACAAGACCTACATTTTATAGACATTTTAGTACAGATTTGATTAAAAATATTAGAGAAAACTAATAAAGTATTATAGAATGAAGTTAAGGAGAAAAGAATGCTTAATAAAGTACATTTAATAGGCTACGTTGGTAAAGATCCTGAAGTCAGGATGTGTCCTGACGGTACGGCATTAATGAAATTTTCATTAGCAACCTCAGAAAGCTTTTTAACTAAAACAAAAGAAAAGAAAACAACAACAGAATGGCATAATATAAAAGTATTTAATGCTAATGATTTTCAAAAGAAAAACATAACTAAAGGTAAGCTCGTATATGTTGAAGGCAAGATAAAAACAGAAACATACACGACTAAAACCAATGAAACCAAGTCAATTGTAAGTATCTATGCTTATAATATTAGGATTCTTTCTGATAAATCTAATAACCAACAACAAACTTGTGCTAGTTATGAAGAGATTCCTTTTTAACCTCTCTAATGTATAAACTTAAAATATTTTCTAATATAAAGTATCTTCATCAAGCAAAGGGTGAAGATGCTTTAACTAATAAGGTAGCAATAGAATTAACAGGATATTCTCTTGAAAATAAGTTAAAAGGAATTTGGTTTCATGTTCCTAATGAATCCGTTGTATCTAAAGATAACAAGCTGACAGATATTTTAAGAATAAAGCGTAAGCATTGTATGGGACTTATAAACGGAGCGCCGGACTTTGTTTTCATAACTAAAGAAAAGACTTTATTTATCGAGCTTAAAACAGATAAAGGAAGGCTTTCTGAGACTCAGAAAGATTTTAGAGAATGGTGTGCAGACGAAGGAATAGACTACTTTGTAGCAAGATCCGTAGAAGAAGTAATAAATATCCTAAAGAGTAATAAATTTATAGCGTAGGATTTACTTGGGCTTTTAAATCCTACGCTGTATACAGTTTCATTTTTAGAAGGAGAATGCTTCCTAAATATGAACACCTTTAAAACATACCTATAACTCATTTTAAATTCAATAAAATTTAGTTAATATTATTTATAATAAATCGTTCTAAGATTCCTTTGAAACTGTAGCAGCCTCTTTTCCTTATCGTTTGAGGCTGCTTAGTTGTATATTTTGATAAACAAGTAACTTGTTTGTTACTAGAAAATCTACTAGATTCACTAGATTGCTTGACTTCTATGTTTTCTTTACCGTACAGATCGCAATATCTTTGGTATTTATCAGGATTAAGCTTGATATCATCGCTGTAGAGTAGGATTTTTCTGCGTGGTTTTAACTTAACGACTTCCTCGTACTTCTTGTAAACAGGGGCAAACAACTTAGCTAAGAACGCACCTATAGCCTTAAATTTGAGTATAAAGTGCAGACAGACCTTGTATCCGTGGAGTTTAAGCCAGTTGATTTGATGCTCCAGGAATCGTCTAAACCTAGAGATAACCTCTGAAGTTGGTATTTTAATCCCTATTTTTCGGTTACAAGCTAGTTTCTTAGCAGCTGCATGGATATACCTAGCTGTAGATCGGTTACGTTTTACGGGGATTTTTAGTCGTTCGATTTCATCGTACAACTTAGCGCATAGCGAATCAGTAGAATATGGATTAATTTTTAACGTTTTCGGCGTCTCGCCTGATTTATTAATATTATAATTATTCAAATTAACTGCTTCAGTGTTCATAGTGTTCACTGTTTTTTCTTCTTGCGAATTCGTGCCTGATTTTTGAGTGAGTAAGACTTTAAGAATAGCACGTCCTTTAGCGTTAAAAAAGATGCTTTTATTGTCGTGAGTATTCCTACGACGCCCATAACCCTTGTAACTGATGTATTCATACTCAATTAAATCAGCACTCTTTAGCAAATTTAACGTTTTGTTAATCATTCCAATGCTGCATCCGATTTCTTTCGCAAGCCCTCTTACAGTGAAGTTCATCCACCTCTTGTTGAACCTATAAAATATGGAGTCGTTGTCGTTTTGATAACTTTGATACAAAAAATGTATAATTTTATAGCTTTTTTTTGTTTTTTTCTTGATTATTTTTTCGATTCTATCTATATTAACCATACAAGTTTCGCCTTTCACTTTTTTTTGCTTAAATTGTGGTTGATTTAGAGAATAGAAAAAATGGAAGGCTTTGTCTATCTTTTAATTGAAAAAATTTAGATATTAATCTAATCAAAAAATTAACTATTTTGTAACTTTTGGAAGTTTTTTTCTTGCTTATTTTTTCGATTCGTTCTATATTCATCTTAGTAATTCAAGCCTTTCACTTTTCTTTTTTGCACTTATAATTTAAATAAAGAGGAAGGCTTTGTCTATATTTTAATCTAAAAAAATATGAAGCCTTAATTCGGTAACTTTTTAAGGTTTTTTTCTTGCTTATTTTTTCGATTCGTCTTATCATAATCTCATCAAATATTTATCGCCTTTCACTTTTTTGGTTTACAAGTTCAATAATAATTTAAAAAATTGAAAGGCTTTTGTCTACATCTTAATTATTAAAATCGTGATATCATATAACGTGTAACCTTCATAAAGCCCTCATAATTATTAAAGAGGGCTTCATTTAGAATAAATCTCATCAAAATTAAACACATTCTTTAATGAATCCAGCTTTTCAGGTGTGTAAATATCTGCAACACTGCAATCCAAAGCCTTTGATAACATAATAACAACGTCTAGCGGAGGAAGATTATATGCTGTTTCGTAGTAACTTAGTTGCTGCTTATGAACTTTTACTATCCTACTTAATTCACTTTGATTAATACCTTTTTTCTTTCTCAACTCTCTTATATTACCGCCTACGATCTCTTTTAATAACTTCCTAAAACTTTCTGTACTCTTTCTCATTTTTTATAAACCCAATTGCTTTCAAATATTTCTTTAAATTCTTGATACCCATCAATGAAACCTATTAATTCTTGCGTACGTGCTAATAGTTTAGCATGCGAGTATTTATCAAAATAATAGTCTTCGGTGTATAAATTCTTGCCTTTCTCTACTATCAAATATCTAAACTTATTTATCCCCATAGCATAACAGTAAATTAGATGCTGTATGGAGTATTCGTATTTATTGAGATCATAGGAGTTGCAAAACTTTATATCGTAAATCGTGTCTCCCTTAATTACATCAGCTCTTCCATATAAATAATACCCATTGAATTCTTTCCCAAGCTTATATTGCCATGTGCCACCTTCAACAATCTTAGCAACTTCGCTTTCTATGTTGTTAGAAAATGGCGTAACTCCATCAGCAATATCTTTGATTCTATCTTCTAACTGTATCCCAGCTAACATAGATTCAGTAGGCTCGCTCGGCTCTTTTCGGAGGACCTTTAAAAAGTCCTCCTTCGTCTTTCCTAAATCCTTTACAGCATAATAATAAAACGCTGAGTATAAACTAGGCGTTATCGACAGCATTCTCAAATACTCCCAATTTAGAATTGAAAACTATATTCAGAAGGTCGGCTTTTGCTTTCAACGCTCGCTTCCAAAGCAACGTAGAATCCCAAATGGTTTCGTCTTCTTTCATTGCCTCAAACGCCATATTGAATTGCTCAACGTCGCTTATAATCTCTATGTTTTTGTTGTGCTTATCTACAAGTTTGTCATATTCAGCTCGTATCCTGCGGGTTTCTTCCCGTGACTTCCTAACCGCTTCTACTATAGCTTTCGAATAAAAATCATTTCGTGTGCTATTGTTTGGGACTTCAATAACTGGAGGTAACTCTAAACTGTTCTTAGCATAAAATTTGTGAGTAGGAGTGAAACTTATCGTTCTTTTATTTCCAACCATTTGCATATAGCCCATTAAATCTAAATCTTGGATTAAATCCTTCCCGGAACTTCCTGCAACGTCAGGTCTTAGTATACGATCGTCACCGTCCTTTTCTTCCTTTTCATGCGCAACAAATATTACATTCTTGTTTTTTGAAAATATCCATTGTACTAATTCATGCGCACGAACTTTTATCGCTCCCCACGCTTTTGTGGTTAACGCTCCGTCCGCCTGCCTTAACTTTGGATTTTGCTCACAGATGTATATACCCATGCAATCGATTAGCTTACCAAATGTATCAATCACAATCGTTTGGAAGTCGTTTATATCATTAGATGATAAAATATCTATCACTTGCTTATAATTCGTGACTTGAACGCTCGGACATTGATTTTTTGTAGCTACTCGGTGTAATCCTCGATCAAGGTCTATCAATAGCGGTCTTTCACTCGATATTGCTAGCGATGTTTTACCGCAGCCTGGCTGCCCGTATATCATGCATGATATAGGCGCGTTATTGTCTAGTTTGTTAGGTTGTATAATTAATGACATAGTTTAGTCTCCGTTAGTTAGTTTAATCTTAATTTTACCGGCAAATTTATTGGTGTTTGCCCCTACACCATCAACAGTTTCGTACCTTCCCGTTTTTAGATTCAAATAAAATCCACCTCGCTCCAGCGTTTCACAAAACTGTTTGAATACGTCAAATTCATCAAAATCCGTAATAGTCACAAATAGCATTTTAGAACTCCACCATTGTAATAGCGTCTAAGTTGCTTTCACATTCTTCTACAATTTTGTAGTCTTTTTTGTTCTTTAATAAGAACCTTTTTAATGCTCTTAGTGAGTCACTTAATTTTTCATTCCATTCATTCATAGTTATCCATTCCCTTTCAAGTTGTAAATTTTCAATAAAACAATTGAGTAGATCAACTCTCTTTATAGCCTCAGTTTCTTGTATTCTTTCTTCTATATCTGACTTAGGTCCATACCAATCAACATCAGAAAGTGAATTAACAAACTTCTCACTTTCATTGCGTAAACTGGTATAAATATTAATCTTATTTTCTATGCACATTTTATTAACCTCTTTTTTATGTTTATATAATATCTTGTTTATAATGTTTTGTCAATCATTTTTTTTATTTTATTTTATAAACCTCTTAAAACTTTGGTTTTTGAGTTTATTGTTAACTATAAATGTATTTTTTATCATATCTCTTATATCTCACATTTTATGGTCTTAAAAGTGTATAAATTCTCACGTTTTAAGGTCTTAAAAGTGTAGTTTCTTACGACAAAATGCTATCAGAAAGCGCTTTTAAAACCTCTACACAACAAATTAAAAGCCCTCTTATTATGATCAGACTTGTATAAACCGATTTTCTAATTAGTGTTATCATTGACTACTCCATTGTCAAATAATCCTTGTTCTTTCATTCTTTTGTAAAGCACTTCGATAAATCTTGTGCAAAAATGATAAGCTCCAGCTACTGATTGTTCTTGATAATCACCTGTAGTTATTGCTAGGCTATCTGCAAATTCTTGAAAGAATATAGTAGCAACGTCGCTTAATTCATCTCGACACAAGTATAAATTTCTTATTTCTCCATTTTTAACGAAATCTTCATGATAGCTTTTGACAGTTTTTACAATATCATTAAAAGTTGTATCTCTTCTATTCAATTTGAATATTATGATAGACACACCAATTTCGATAAGTAATAAGTTATTATCAAGGTATTTTATAAACTGATTATAATCTTTTTCATTAATTTTAATGTTTGTAATATTCATTGCTTTACTCTATTATTTTGATTTTTGCATTTCTTCCCAAATGTTTTGTTTCTCTTTTTCAAGTGCAACTATCTTTTCTTTGTAAAGATCATTGTTAATGCGTTCCAATATACATATGGATATCATTATTTCTTCCATATATTCTTCTAACAATGATTGATAATCATATGAACTTTTCTTTACTCTTTGAGATTTTATAGAAAAAAGCTCATATATAGGCACGCAATCCGTCAATTTTTTACGTATTTCGTACCCATTTCCTTTGAAAATTATCTCTTTATTATCCATTGCTCTACTCCCAATCATAATTAACTTCATATTTTGTATAACCGCTTTTTCTCTTGCGTTTCTTACCATTCAAACTTAACAAGCTTTTAACAAATCCTTCATAAAATCCCTTTGCTATTCCATGGGGTCCGTCAATCTCACAATAGAATTTATCCGGCTCTTTGGTATACTTTGTATAGTCGCAATCCCAATTATCGGACCACGCCCCAACATAATCAAATTCATAAATATCTTTGAATTGCTTAACAAACTCATTTTTATCATTATACCAATTGCGTTTCACGGTTATATAATCCGGCGTTCCTATAGTTAACATTTTTCAATTCCTTTCTATTCCTCTTCATCTTCTTCAATTCCTAGGTCTTCTGCAATATCTGCAAGTGTGTTGATTGTTTCGACTGCGACTCTTTCAATAAGGCAGTATGCACCAATCAATACGGCGTTTTTTATTTCTTTATAGTTTGTTAGTTCGTCGCCGTGGTAAACAAAATATGTTTCTATGCAATCCTGATACACTCTCAAACTTTTCTCACTCCAGCATTCCAATGTATAGTCGTCGTTTATGTAGTCGGCTATTTCTTCATATATATCGCAAGAGTTTTTTAATTTTAATGCGAATTTAAGAGCCTCGAGGCGCGTTCGGCAATGATCGGTAAATATATTTGTTATTGCGTTCTCGCATATATCTTGCAGGTCATAATATCCTTGATCTGGTATTTTTTTGAAAATGAATTCCCACATTTTGTTACGGATTTTAAGCATTTCATTGAATATTTTGTCTCGGTCCGCTTCTTTTGTTTTATGAGAATATGCTTTTTTGTACAATTCTTCATAATTTTTATTTTCTTCCAATAATTCTTGCAAGTTCATTTTCTAACCTCTTTCTTATGTTTGTTTTTATTTATGCAATTGTTCCGTCTTCTAAGAATTCATACCCATTTATTTGTATTGTTTCCAAAATCCATTCTTCACTTGTACGCGCGTCATATTCTTCTCTCAACTTGTCCAAAATTGAAAGGTTAATATCGTCTATTCTTTCTTTCAATTCACTCTCAAATTTATATATTAATGATCTTATGCAAGAGTGATTGTCTCTTGTATAATCAATCCCGTCGAAATTGGAGTTGTATATATCATAAAGATCATTTTCATATAGATAATTCAGAATTTTCTTTTCTTTTAATGTTAACTTTGAGTTTTCTATCAATATGGATAAATCAAAATCAAATCTAACATCAATTGTCCTACGATAAACATCAAACTCTGTTAACATGCAATTTTTAAAGCCTTTGGGAGCTAACGTGTCTGCCCAGCATTCAAATATATCGTTCCACCAGTTATAATCAATATTAATATCACAAAGATTTTCTAACACCCTTTTTTTTAATTCTTTATTTGCTAACAGATCATTATAATCATAAATGTTTATTTGTTTTGTTACGGTACGCATTTTTAACCTCTTTCTTATGTTTGTTTCTTTCTATACGGGGGTATATACCCCCATCAACCTTTACTTTCCACGTTTATAATCTCGTGCAAATGTGTAAACCTCTTTATATTGATTTAACAGCCTTTCAATCTCTAAGAATTGATTTTTAAAATCCTCCAATTTTAAACAACTAGCTATCATCTCATAATAGTGAGTTAATCGCTCTCTATTAGGCTTTTGAGTTAATTTTGCTTTACTCATCCATTCCAAATTCTGGCAAAAGTCTTTAATCATATAATAAGGATTAAAGTCTCCACGCCCCCGACATTGGGGTAAATAATAGTGTTTGTTCCCTTCCCCCCAACTTAATCCAACAAATGTACTAATATGCTTGCTAGTGGTTGATGACAGATTGTTGTCAGATATAATCACAACCCTATTCCCATCAATATCCCTAGTTATTTTTGCGATCGCCGTTCCATAGCTATAGAATATACCATCATCATAGCTAACATTTGAGTACTTATTTCTATAATACCCATGTGGATTATTAAGAAACTTTTTTGCAACATCATAATTTGTCATTTTTAACCTCTTTTTTATGCTCTCAGATCTTACGTTAAAAGCCCGGCTTTGTCAATCCTTATTTATACTTTTTTTTATTCTATCCAACTTTCGGAGACCTATCAAGCTCTCTAACGTTCAATCATGGTCGTATAATACCATAGGGGTTTACTAATGTCAACGTTTTTTTTTATTTTTTTTTAATTTTTTTATGCTCAATATAATATATAAATAGATAGATAAAATTTTAATAAAACACTTGATTTTAACCCGCCTGAAAACGAGTAAATTTATCCAAAAATTTAATTATTTTTTAAACAAAAACACCCTAAAATTAGGTTAAAAACGCCATAAATACGTAAAAAATTGTATTTTTGACTTATTTTTGTTATGTACCCTTTTTCGGGGTGGTATGGGGTCTTAAGATTGGAACCAGATATCCTACTTTTCAAACACTTAAAATTTATTTAAAATTCAGTGGAAGGAAATAAAAATGGCTAAATTTACTATACCATCAGCCCTATATAAGAACATAAATGTTAAGGGTGACGATTCTATGAAGGATATCTGCAAGAAAATCCTAAATCAAAACGTTTATAACGAAGAAGAAAATACCCAAATTAACGCTAAGTTAGCTCTATGCATCAAGATGTACGAGAGAGCTATGAAAGGTGACTGCCGTTATATGAGTATGCTTATAAATATCATAGGAGAAATACCTATGTCAGACTCAGATAAGACCGTTATTGTGCCAATGTTAGTTAATAATATTCCAAATGGATAACGTTTACCTAAAAGATATCATCGCTCCGGCTTTTTACCCTATATTTAACGATATTCAGGAAGGCAATCATATCCACTATTGGCTTAGAGGAGGAAGAGGTAGCACGAAATCCTCGTTTTGTTCCATTATTTGTATCTTAAAACTGCTTGAATCCTATGGAAAATACGTGTCCGGGGAAATATCTAAAAACGAATTATGCAACGTAGTAGTTATGCGAAAAGTAGCGAACAGCATAAGAAATTCAGTCTTTGAACAAATAAACTGGGCTATCAATAAACTAAACTGCGATCATCTGTTTACAAAGACCAAAAGCCCGCCGGAGATGATATTTAAACCATCCGGGCAGAAAATAATATTTGCAGGTGTAGATGACCCGGCAAAGATTAAATCTCTTAAAAGCTCTACCGGATATTTCAAAGTAGTTTGGTTTGAAGAGCTTTCAGAATTCGATGGTATAGAAGAAGTCCGAAATATTAATCAATCTTTATTGCGTGGCGGAACTGACTTTATATGCCTATACTCATATAACCCTCCGTTGACTCAGGCTAACTGGGTTAATTTCGAATGCGCACAGCCAGTTGATAATAGATTGGTTCATTCATCAGACTATCGCTCAGTTCCTGAAGAATGGTTAGGGAATATTTTCTTTATAGAAGCTGAACTGTTAAAGAAAACTAACGAACTTGCTTATAGACATGAATACCTGGGAGAAGTAACAGGAACCGGCGGAACTATATTTAAAAATATAGTCTCAAGACAAATAACCGATGAAGAGATATCTCATTTCGATAACATTATTCAGGGTATAGACTGGGGTTATGCTACCTCAGCGTTCGCATGGGTAAGAGTCCATTACGATTATACGAGACGTAACCTATATATCCTGGACGAAATCTATGGCACAGAATTATCTAATGATGTAGCCATGAAAAGAATAGAGGAAAAGGGGGGACAATTTGTCACCACCTACGCAGATTGCGCAGAACCTAAGAGCATAGCAGAATTTAATAGACATGGATTTAGAGTTTTCCCTGTAAAGAAAGGAGACGGCTCTCGCGCTCATACTATGCAATGGCTTAGAGGTCTACAGTCTATAGTTATAGATAAAAACAGAACACCGAACGCGTGGAACGAATTTATGCTTTATGAGTTCCAAAAGAATAAAAACGGTGAGTGGATAGACGAATATCCTAAAAAGAATGACCATTGCTTGGTTGGAGACACTCTGATAACTACTGATAAAGGTTATATACCTATCAAAGATATCAAAGTCGGTGATAAAGTATTAACTCGCAAAGGTTATAGAAAAGTATTATGGTCCGGAGTCACAAGAAAAAACGCTAAAGTATACACTCTAAAAACTCAAGAGGGTCGTTCATTAACAGGAACTTATGATCATTTAATATGGACAAAAAACGGCTTTCGTGATATTGTTGCTTTGGGTTATGGAGACGAGTTATGCGTAGAGAGACAATCACATATGATGGTAAAGAATGGTATAGATATCCTGACTCTGAGAAACGAAGTGACAGAGTATATTTTAAGAAATCTAATAAATTTCTCCACCACTACATTTGGGAAAAATACAAAGGAAAAAGAAAAAAGGGCTATCATATTCATCACATTGATGGAAATCCCTCAAATAACTCAATTGATAACCTCGAAGAAATCAGTGTTAAAGAACATAGGCAAGAACATTTTACTGATGAACGGAAAGAATGGCAGAGAAAATGGGCGGATAAAATCAGACCACTTACAAAAAGTTGGCATTCATCTGAAGAAGGTCATAAATGGCATTCTGAACATGCTAAAAAAAAGGGATTTGGTAAATTTGATTATGGATCTGATAAATGCGAAGTCTGCGGAACAGAATTTAAAAAGAAAACCAGTACTCAAAAATTTTGCTCAAACAAATGTAAGTCACGTTATAGAAGAAGTATTGGCATTGATAACGAACAACGTATATGCACAGAATGCGGAAAAGAATTCACTATCAATAAATATGCTAAAGCCAAATGTTGCAGTAGATCGTGTACAAACCGTTACGTATGGCGGAATATCAGAAAAAGTCTATGATCTAACAGTAGAAGATCAGCACGAATTTTTTGCTAATGGAATACTAGTACATAATTGCATCGATGGATGTAGGTATGCTATGGAACGAGAAAGTCAAATGTAAGGAGAAGGAACATGAAGTTTATAAAAGATTTAAAAGAAAAATATAAAGTATATAAAGAAAGATTCGGATTAGCTCTAGATGCATTCTTAGGTTATGAAGAAGATCCTTATTTCGGTGGATTTAATGTTGAATCTAACAATGATTCAATGGGAATTGATGAAATCATAGCTCAAAGTATTCAACGGAGAATCACTGACTTTTCACAAGTAGCAGTTTCTAATGGTCGAGTTTCTGCTATGGATGAGAAGACAGCAGCGATGGACGATGGAGAGTCTATTTCCGGGAAAGACGCTATAAATAATAGATTTAATCAATACGATGGTCGAAATATAAGTGATTCTATCCTGGAATATTTCGCAAATAAAGGATTTATGGGTTATCAGTGCTACGCAATTCTCGGACAAAATAAATGGATATCCAAAGCACTGTGTATGCCGGTTAAAGACGCTTTACGTCCTGGATTTATTTTCACTAAGGAAGAAAAAGAAAACGAAGACAACACGATTGATAACACAGAAGAAATCATTCAAAAATTTGAAGAGATTTCGGAAAAAATGAACTTAAATAAAAAACTAGAAAAATGGATTATAGATAGCCGTCAATTCGGAGTTGGATACGCACTTCCTATAATCGATGATCCTGAATGGGATTTATCTAAACCATTTAATATAGATGGAGTTAAACCGGGAACAT